AGTGAATCTAGCACCAGCTGGTCAAGATTACCACGTGCCCATACAATACACTTGTCGTGGTTTGAGAATTGTGTTGACCAGGTGCGTAGAGACTCGACCGCTTCTTCGGCTGTCACATCAACCACGGATGGGCGGAAGGACTTATTCCGTGCGTTATCACATTGCTTTGCCCACCACTCGATAGTACTCCGCTTCGAGGTTCTTTTAAGCCGTAGCATCTGATCTTCGGCATCTAGTTTAACAAAGAATGCCGAATCAATCAGTTCTTGGTAAGACTTCTTCTCTTCTGGATTGAAATAGAGGCAAGCCATCGAGAGAATCACCGAGGAAGAATCTTTACCTAGCGTTTCAACGTCAAATACAAACATTACTCAATTGCCTTATATTCATAATTCCAATATGTACCACCTTCTTGATAAAACTCAAGATTGCCTCTCCGTTCTACTTTCTCAAGCCAACGACAATCATGGTCTTGAATACGAACGGGGTGCCATGCAAACCAGACATGCCATGTCATGCGTCTGTCTCTCCTGATTTTTAGATAATCAAGGAATTTGTCACAATCAAATTTCATTATTTTCCAAAATTGGTTTTTACCGACTTAATTACTGTATTGATAGTATACTCTAATCGGTCTTTATCGAAATTAGTATATGTCACTGATTTGAGGTCTGTTCGTTTAATGGCTTCAATACATTCTTCAACGACCAACTCAATCAATTTCTCTGAGTACCCGTAACACACTTGCTTTGAAGTGTAAATTTTGTTTTCTTCAAAATAGTTTTTTGCTTTGTCTGTTAATTCTATAGTTTTATCGGAGATCATTGGTCTATCCATTCTAATATTTCAAAATATTCATTTACACGGTTCTTTGCATCTTCAACATCAATAGCTAAAACCTCAACCTCTAGTATATCATCTTCTAGATATAATGTAAAGGGGCATTCGTTTGCTTTTTTGGATGATATGACATCACCGAGATCAACTCTACCAAAAACTCTATAAAACTTACCGTTCTTTAACCGTGTCAATAGATTGTATGATTGCTCATGTGTTTCTATAATTGTGTCATACCAGTTTTCAGCTTCACCTTGTGTTGCAAACTTCGGAGATAAAGTGGAACCAGAACTGGGATTAATCCAGAACCAGATTGGTTCTTTCATATCAGTTTGTCTATATTTTATTAAATGTGCTTCGAACTTCTTATTGTTAGCCATTCGGTTTCTTTGAGAAGAACAGTTGAATTGAAATTCTAGGTGGTGCTACTGTGGCCAATGGAGTTGTACAATGCCATTCTCGTTCTGTTGAATGAATGGCTGTGTTGTACTGTGGACAATAAAACTGACCTTGTTTAGGATTGATATGTGGCGCATCTACACCTTTATCTTCTTCAGTCCACGCAAACCAACCACCCCAATTTGAATCCCATTCTTTGTTGAGATAAATTGACATAGCATCATAATCTACATAATCAGGATGCCAATTTACACAAGAGGTTGCAAAGCCCATATAAAGAATGGCTGAAGATCCGTATGGAAGGTAATCTAGTTTACCGCGGTTCACCAACTCATAATAAATTGGATTTTTCCATTCATCAGGAAGCGCACGTGATAGTATAGTACCACCAGTAGCATACTTCAGTACATCCACCCACTTTGTTTGGTTTGATGACCAAACATCACCGGCTTTCGTCTGTTCGTTCCACTGGAGTAGTTCATCAATAAAACTCTGTGAAAGTACATCTTCTATAACTCTAATCATACTAAGCAATCAAATTAATAAAACGGTTAAGAACAATTCGATTTGAAATGCGACCACCGGTATATTTTGAAAATGCATTCACAAGACCACGGGTTGTATTACTGGTGACTTCAAATTCGTCTTCATCATCGGTATCGATTTTATCTGAACGCAGGAAATAATATTCATCATATCCTACATTATCTAGGTAAGTAAAATTATTCTTGCGGAACTTAACGATTTCATTATCAATATTATTTTGTTTTTCTTTTGGTGTATACAATTGCAATGCTTGGCGTACATCACGAACCTTTGCAACATAGAAACCAATCAGATTACAATTAGTACGTTGTTTCAATAATTTCAACAATGCTGTCGTTTGTTTAGAACTATAGCTGGAATATCCAGATGCCTCTGCAATTTCAACGGAGGCCTTTGTAATCGGATCACGGAGAAAGGAACGTTTTCTATAATTCGAATCAATATTGTGTACACCTAAAATACGACCTGTTAATTTATCTACATCATCAATACAACCATGTAAACTTGAGCCTTCACCATCGGTTAGGAAAACAGTATTCACAATCTCCAATTTATTATCAGATTTGAATTGTGGAATAACTTCAAAGGCGGCCATAATTGCTTCATTCAATGGAGTACCAGAAAGTTGCATAATCTCAGAAGGTTCCATGTTACTACAAGTACCACGGCGACCAATACCATAATCAAGCAAATAAGAAGCCATCTTTGTAAATTCATTTGATGACATCTTATGTGAAAGAATATTCAACAATGAAAATGAACCCACATTAATATCACCAACTTTTGGTGTTGTTACTGGTACATATTCATCGATGAAATTACTATCAAATTGTTTATTGATAGTATTTTTGCCATAGGAAGAAAATGCATACACTTCAAAAGGAATATTCACCTTCTTACAAAACATTACAAGATTCAAAAGTTGTTTTACAGTAGGATTAATGTGGTCGACCATCGAACCAGACCAATCAAGGAACATCACAAGACCATGGGATTTACCGTTTGGTACTTTGGTCATACGTGCAAAGATATCATCGGTGAATTTGTATTCATGGATTTTAGAAAGGTTCAATTCACCTGTTTTAGAAATCTTTGAGCGGCTTTGTTGTTCCGCATTTTTACGCATTTCAAATTCTTTTACGAGATAAGAAACAACCTTATTTGATTCAATACGGAATTTATTAAAGTTGGCCAACATTTTGTCGGTGTGGAAAAATTCTTTATTAAAAGATTTTTCTGTGTTGTTTTTTTCGATAGACTTAATCAAATCTTTGTGTCCAACAAAAACTTTTTCAAGTAAGATTTTTGGAACATTAGAGTAAACCATTTCTTTAGTTTTACCTTGTTGATATAGTTTTTCTTCTTTTTGACGGAAAGTATTATCCGTTTCAGATTGAATCATATCATCAGTTACACCAGAACTACCACCACGGCCAGTTCTAGGATCTTCTTTTTCTTCAGACTTCTGGTTATCATCATCTTGTTGACCAGATTCTTGTTCACTCTCGATATCACCTTCTTTAGGTTCACCTTCTTTGGGAACACCATTCTCAGGATTAACTTCAAGTTTATCATCAACAATATTAATTGTTGTGGTTTGATTTTCATCACCGTCATCATCAGACAATTCAAATTTATGATTGAAATCTTTTTGAGTTTCTGATTTGAGTTGTTCTTTCATAAACTTTTGAATTTTAAGTGAAACTTCCACAGTTTGTTCAAAAGTCTCGGCTTCTTCAACTTCTTGGAGAAGTGTGTATTCTTCGGCTGTGAAATCAATACCTTGAGCCGCACCACCTTTAGTGTGAAGATTGATACGATCAATGAAATTGAGTGTGTTTAGGTTTTTATCTTTAACACCAAAAAAGTCCATCTCTAAAAGTTCACGATAACCTTTGACAAAGGAAATACGGATACCTGGAAATTTACGTTTGATTTTCTTTTCGATACGTGCATCTTCGCACACATTGAGAATAGAACGATTGACTTTCACTACTTTAATAGAATCGTGCCAGCCTTCTTCAGGTGTTTCTAGTGCATGACCAACTTCATGGCCAAGCAAAAGGTCATACATTTCTGGAGAAAGGTCACCATTGAGAATTGGAACAGTCAAAACTCGATTTTTAATGTCGAAACAAGCAGTTTGTACTTGTCTTTGCTCAACAATCAAGTTTTCCGTAGCCATCAGGCGTGCTAGATTAGATTTTGATTCAACTAACATATGTTTCCTTGTGAATTTATAGTATGTATTATACTCTATTCACATAAAAAGTCAAGAGGTGTGTTGTTTTTTTGATAAAAATCAGAAAAATTAGTATTTTTTCGTGATTATTAAGGTTTTTTCTTCGGAAACTTCGAGATTTAGTGTATCTCCTTCTTTCCATCCGTATTCATCACAAAATCCTTCAGGAAAAGTCAAAATTCCGTCACCTGAGCCATCATTTGCATCTTCAATAGTGAAAGTTCCGTAAGTTTTTGTCACCGGCTTAACCCACGTGTTCATAACATCATTAAGTGCATCAAAGGAATAAGTTTTTTTCACTAATTTTTCATCGAGAGCAAAATAAATGTCATTTGCCAACTCTGGATCAGCTTCAATCAATACTTCCACAAGTCTGTTGAGTTTATTGGACATTATCGTGCTCCGAAAATACAATTTTATTCTGTCTTTCGGCAACCAAAAGTTCAATGTCCATTAAAGTGTCCATAACTTCTTCGTAACTCATTGCCTCCAGAAATTCGGTAATTTCTTTCAAATCTTGTTCATTATGCATAATTTGCATCCTTTAATCGGTGCTTTGGTTGACGAATGTACTGATTCTCAATTCTGTGTTTTTGTGCAGGTTTGATAGGTGTACGACAAACTGGTTTGGGTATCTTTACTACGATTTTCATATTATCTCCGCATTGTTGCTATATCTTTTGCTTCTTCATCCGAAAATACTGGAACCGCATTTGATTTGTGTAGTGTTCCAATACCAAGGATTTTAGTTCCTGTATATACTTTACGAATGGCCGCAGGTGCAACACCACCGGTGTCCAATGATTTTATGTGTTTAGTTGTGGAACGTCCCGCTGGCGCATCTAAAGAGTATTGTAGTGGTTGAAAACTATCTCTTTTGACGGTAAACGGGCTTTTGTGTTTAGACAACCAAACCTCATACTCATCACGTTCTTTTTTCGGCTTGAGTTTAGGCTTAGAATTTCCTTGTCTCACATAAATCATCATAAAATATCTCCAAAACGAATAATGTTATTATATCATTTTTACAGATAAAGTCAAGTATGCTGTTGTATTTTTACAACTTACCGATTATATTTGCTATATCGCCTATCTACATATTCATAACCGATTGGTTCTTCATCTCGGTGTTTCTGACGCATCTTCCGGAATTCTGCTGATTCCTTTTTGCGTTTTTTACTATTATATGTTTTTGTATCATATTCATCCGATTCTTCTTCATGTCCACGATACTTAGCAACAAATTTACCCACTTCTATCTCCGTAGTTTATAACACATCTGGAATGTTTTCACGGATAAACTTTAATGTTAATCCTTTAACACCCAGGTCTTTCTTAAAAATACCAATAACAACATCCGCTTCACGTGGTTCGAGAGATTCCAATAAAACCATTAGAATTTCTTCTGCACGTTTTGGTGATAATTTCTCGGCGGTTTCATTACCAACACGGAACATGTAAAGTCGTTTAAGTTCAGTATCAAGTGAAGCATAAGAGATTCCAGGTTTTGTATCTGGTTTCTTATATCTCTCTGGATAATCTTTAAACTTCCATTGCATTTCTGGTCGATAGGCTAATTGTAACACCAATTTTACTGTTGGTGTCCAATTATTGGCTAGTACATTAATTTTATCTTGTTTTGAATCCACTTTTGCAAATTCATCAAACACTTCATAAACATTTTTTCTCATTAGAATTCCTCTATTACATCCATCAAATTTTTAAGTTTCTTGGCCATGAAATAAGGTATTAGCTTAGAACGAGGGGCCGGCGTTATATTATTATATGTATCAATAATTGAATTTTTAATTTCACCTGGAATTAAACGGAGGTCAATTAAAGTCTGGTTTCTTGAATAACCGATACGGGCAGTCTCATCTTCATATTCACCATAGTTTGCGGACATGAAAGTTGTGAGTCTAGCTTCAGTCATAACCTTTTGGCGGATTTCTCGGACAAATGTGTCACTAGGTGAAAGAATGTTTGGAATACCATCACCACGGTCACCACCAATAATCTTTGCTTTTAGTTCTTCTAATGGATTTTTAGAAGTGATGAATTTCCTTTGTGTTGGATTGTATTGCTTAACATTCTTACCCCACATTTGGAGTTGTAAGAAATCACCATCACTTGAGAGAATCAACACTTTCTCTGTTTGTGAATAAATTGGTGTAAGTGTTCCAATAATATCATCGGCTTCGGCACCATCAACATCAATAACACGATATGGGAAATTGTCTTTGAGTTCTTGTTTGATTTTACCAAGGATGTCAAAAATCAAGTGCCAGTCTAAATCAGATTTCTCACGGGTCTTTTTACGTCCAGCTTTATAGAACGGAAAGAATTCTTTACGCCAATATTTTTTATTGTCACAACAAAGAACAACTTCACCATATTCATGGCGAAATTGTTTAATATGACCACGTAGGATATTCAATGCAAGATGTCTAATTAAATCTTCTTCGAGTTTCACATTTTTCTGGCCAGAAATTTGGACCATAAGACCTGCCAGTAAAACCTGGTTTAAGTCAACAAGAATCATAATATACCTTATTTAATTACTCTGAGTAGAATTATATCAGAATTGATTCGACCTGTCAAGGCCTGTTCAACCGCATTTATATCGGTTAATGTTTTCCGTAGGGCAATCTTACCTGCTTTCAATGTGGCAGGCAAAACAACTTCGGGTTTACGGATAGTTTTCTGTGTGGAAGTTTCTTCGTTGAAATTAATGAGGGTTGTACCCTTAACATTTAATCCGCCCGTGTCGGTTGCATTGTAGCAACCGAGTTTTCTTGTTTTGGTATTAAATACCCACAACTGTGTAACACCGATGATATCAATAGGATTAACAGAAGCAATTTTAAATTCATTGTCTTCCTTTTTGAATTGAAGTTTTTCGATTATTTTATCAACAGGCTTAGCCTTTTTCTTCCTAGGTGCACGTGTGACTTTTGATGTATGTGCAATCTTAGCGCAATCGTCAATGATAGTCTTTAATAAATTAGCATAATCTTTTAATTCAGATTTTTTAAGATATGAATATCCTTCAATAAGGTCTTTATCTTTACCTTTTAATGCATTTTCTATCTCGGTCAATTTATTAGTGTAAACTGGAATAATGAATCTGGTATGAGCACCTTTAATATCTAAGGCTTTCATCAACTCATATGGTTTAAATGTTGTTTTGAAATTCCTAGTAACAAAACAATCATCAATTGAACCTTCTATTTCACCAATATATTCACGTGTTTTTTCGGCAACACGTTCTTGTATAGAAACTACTTTAGTTGGTGTTACTTCTTCAACTTTCACAACAGGTGCTTTGTTGTTTTTAAGTTTTTGAATAAACGAATTGATCCATTTTTCATTCTTTTCGGATAATGGTGCACCTCTAAGTTTCATTCGGCAAACAAAACCAAGATTCTGAAATTCAGAATCGGGATTTTTTTCAACAAGTTCTATGTCTTTTTTGGATGCACCAATTTCTTTTAAATAAGAGAGTGTAAACTTTTTACTCTCTTTAGAATCAGAATGGTAATTGTACCAGTTTAATGCAGAAGATATTGATGGCTGGCTGGTTTTCCAAGATGGTTCACCACCAGCCAATGCTTTTTCAAAATCTTTAACGGATGCGTGTCTCATGTGCAATTACAGCCTTTACAGTATCGATACGGAAAGAACGCCAGCCGTTATTCTCTGTATCCCATACCGAGAGTGTATTAGGATTTTCTGCTTTTGTCAAGCCTTCTGTTAACAACTGTTGTCCTTCAACAACAGGTTGTGTAGGAAGATATTCCGGTAAAAGTGTGCATTTTAATTCACGTTCTGTACCATCGATTTTAGTAAACACAACCGTAGATACACTATTTGTTAAAATCTCTTTCAATTCATATTTGTCAAACATTTTTCATTTCCTTTTCATAATCTTTAATATATTCAAAAGTCTCATCTTCCATACCAACCATAATATTGTCCATAACATCTTTTGACGTTGTGGTGAATTTTGTAATGACACCATAAAAACCATCTTCAGCCATTCGGCCAATATAATCTATCGGCGAAGTCAATATTGCTTGAAATCGTTCCGGCATTTTTGGTGGATCGTCTTGTACAATAATGATATCAAAGTAATCACCTAATTCTGTGCCACCCATTTTCTCACCTGGATTTTTAAGTTGGAACTGTGAGAATTCCAAATCTCCATCTTCATTTCGATAGAAATTGATTCCATCAAATTCATTATTCTTTAATTGTTGTAAGAATTCTCTCATTGAATGCCTTAATGTGTGACTTTCTCACTTTGACCATAATCCATGCATTGTAGTAATCATTCGACTCTAATACACTACGGTCAAACTGTTCTTTAGCTTCTAGATAACCACATTCACCTTTTGATTTACATAGGTGTAAGATTTCTCTTTTGAAGTTTTCTTTCCCGTGTAGTATAACATCATTTTGCAACTCGGCACTAGATCCGTAGTAAGTTTGCCAGTCTGATGGTGTTTTGTACCTTTTCTTTTTACCTTTGAGAACTTTTGTTTTCATAGAATAAAAGAATTTTTTACCAATGTACATTCTACCTGTGTGTAAATGGGTGATAATATAGACGAATCCATAATTATCACCTATATCATTTTCTGTAAAATCTTTACTGTCGTATTGCCAATTTATTTGTCCCATTCCTCATTCTCATCAAAGTCCTCATCCTCTATATATTCTTCATTTAGGACTTCGATTCTTTCGCCACAGAATGGGCAAAAGGTGGGTGATTCATCAGACACATAATCTTCATCAAACGCAATTTCACACGTTGATTCACAGTTCTCACATTCGGCTGTTGTAATTTTTTCAGACATTTTTAATCCTTCTTATTTTACGCCCAAACGTCACCCCAGTTTCCTGATGTGGCACCTTTGGCATAGTCTGTTGCACGATTTTCAAAAAAGTTGGTATGAGTGGGTGCATTAATCATCTCTTCAACCCATGGCAATGGATTGCGTTTAACTTTAAATATACCCTTCATACCCAAACCAATCAATCTACGGTCGGCGATGTAACGAATGTATTTTTTTAAATCATCACTTGTCAGACCTTCCATCTCACCCATACCAAACGACAAATCAATGAACTTATCTTCTAGTTCAACCATGCGTTCTGCAATAGTGTAGATGGATGATTTTAATTCATCATTCCAGATTTCTTGGTTCTCGCTTATGTATGTTTTGAATAATTTCATCATGTTCTCGGCATGCATTGTCTCATCAACAATAGACCAAGTAACAATTTGA